GTTTGATAAAGCAATGGAAAGACAATTGCTGATCAAAGGATTAATGACGTTTGAAGAGTGGTCTCAAATACGGAAGAACATAACATATGATTTCCGTCAAGACAACCACTTTACTGAATTGAAAAACCTTGACATTATGAATGAACGTATTAGTGCTGTAGGCAACATTGAAAACTATGTTGGTAAATACTTTAGTTCTGAGTATGTTAAAAAGCATATTCTTCACCAAACAGAAGATCAAGTTGAAGAAATGCAGCAACAAATGGACGCTGAAGCACAAGCTGAAGCCGCAGCTGGACAAGCAATGGCCGATGCAGGTGATGAAGGACCGGATCAGACCGATGATATGGAGCGTGATCTGGGTGGTCAAGGGTAAATGGATTATAAATAAATGGAGATAATTTATGGCTGATGTGGAGTTTACAATCGACGACATGGTTAATACGGCTGCAGCCAAGAAACCAAATGAATTTAATGCTATGTTTGACGCCGCCATGGCAGACAAGGTTGCTGATAAACTAGATCAAGCACGAATGAATGTAGCAAATGCAATTAATGGTGTGGAGCCGGAAGAACCAGAAGAAGCTGAAGTAGAAGACGAAGACGAAGAAGAGTTGGAGGCAGATGCGGAGGCTGAAACAGATAACGAAGAAGATGAGGTAGAGTCTAATGAAGACGATGAAACAATTCATGACGGAGAAGGCAACGAAGAAGATTGATATCGTTCCTACCCCTGGCCAAGGACAAGGTCAGCAGGATGACTATACCAATCCCGCAGCTCCAGCTGAGAAAGCCTTCAGAGATAAGCACGTAATCCAGAAAACGGATTATCCTGTTAAACAGAGAGCTGGCAGCAGTACTGATGATGTGTTCAGTGGCGCTAAGCAAAGTAAGAAAGCTAGAATAGCTGATCAAGAACATGAGCAGTCAGTTGCAGCTTATGAAGAGATTGAACATTCGTTCCAACTAGGGGACGGAACGGAAATAGAACTTTCACAGGAAGATGTTGACAAGCTCAGTGAATTCTATGAAGCGCTTACAGACGAAAATAAACAAGCGTTCATGGGCAAGTTTGCTGAGAATCGTTTGACTAACGATCACCTGATGAACTGGGTAAGGGAGTTGAACTAATGGCTTTTGCAACCAGAACTCTAAGAGATACAGATTCTGCAATCACCGTGATTATGGATATCGATAACGACACAGCTGCCGACAACACGGGCTTAGATGGCTCTGCTATGGGAGCTTTTGCTAATGGCGCTAAAGTAGATATCAGAAGAATCTGGTGGGCTCTTACTCAGGGTACAGCAGCTGGTAACACCGGTGATGTTCTACTGGAGTTCAAAGGTGCATCGTCAGATACAGCAGCATTTAGATGTGTAGGCACAGGCCACTATGATGGCTCGGCTGGTTTAATTACAGCAAGTGCAACAAACACCACAGCAACATCAGCAGACATTGAAGTAGTTACCAGAGGAACGTCTGGTACCATCATTTTGGAATGCAAAAAAGCATCAGGATGGACAGGCTAATGAAACTAGTAACAGAACTTATTGAAAACGTACAGGTTGAAATTACCGAAGACAAAGAAACCGGCAAGAAGAGTCATTTCCTTGAAGGTGTCTTTCTCCAAGCAGATATAACTAACCGCAACGGTAGAATGTATCCAATGGAGACAATGAGAAAAGAAGTCAATAGGTATAACGAACAGTACATTCAAAAGAACAGAGCATATGGTGAGCTTGGTCATCCAAATGGACCGACAATCAACCTAGAGAGAGTCTCCCATATGATTAAATCACTTTCCGAAGACGGAACCAATATCATTGGTCGAGCAAAGATCCTTGATACCCCATACGGAAATATTGTAAAGAATCTCATTGACGAAGGTGCGCAGTTGGGAGTTTCTTCCCGCGGTATGGGCACTCTTCGTGAAAGAGGAGGCTGTCAAGTCGTCCAAGACGATTTTCAGCTGTCTACAGCAGCTGATATCGTTGCTGATCCTTCCGCACCACAAGCATTTGTTAACGGTGTAATGGAGGATGTTGATTGGGTGTATGACGCAGCTTCTGGAAGCTATCGTGCAATGGAAGTTGTCGAAAACATCAAAAAATTAGGTGATAAAGACTACAAAAGGCTTCAAGAACAGACCTTACAAGTGTTTGACAAGTTTTTGAAGACCCTATAGAGTTATTATATATTATAAATAAACATACCGAACCATAAGGAGTCACGAGATGGCCAGAAAAAAAGTTATTAAAGAGCAAGTCGACGAAGTTGTCGATGAAACTCTTGAGGCCGCTGACGACGTAGAGAATCAGAACGAGGAAGAGCTTGTCGAGTTTCAGGCTTCCGGTGAGGCCTCTAGTGTGCCCGATCCAATCTCCACTGGTTCGTCTGCTCGTAAAGCCGATAAGAAAAACGCAATGCCAATGGAAAAACTTGGTAAGACGGGAGTTATTCAAAAGGTGGTTGACGCCTTTGCTTCTATGACGCCAGGTCAAGCCAAGAACACTTATGAGAAAATGGTTTCTCAGGGTGGTAACATGGCTAGCATTTCCGCAAAGGGAGACGCAAAAGCCCCAATGAAGCTACATTCAATGGCACCGATGAAAGTCAAAGAAGACATTGAGTCGTTGTTTGCTGATAAAGAAGGGCTTACAGAAGAATTTTTCGAAGAAGCTGCAACCCTATTTGAAGCAGCCCTTCATACAAAAGCCACTGTTGTGGAAGAAGCTCTTAAAGAGCAGTATGAAGAAAAACTCACAGAACAATGTGAGCAAATTAGATCCGAACTGTCTGAGCAAGTATCCGATTATATGGATTATGTTGCTGAGCAGTGGATGCAGGAAAACCAAATTGCTGTCGAGTCTGCTATTAAAGTAGAAATGGCTGACAGCATGATCGAAGGTATGAAAGAGTTGTTTGCGCAACACAACATCGAAGTTGATGATGAGCAAGTTGATGTTGTTGCAGCATACGAAGAACAAGCTGAAGAAGTTAATGCTCAGCTTGAAGAGTCTGCCGATATGATCATTCAGCTTAATAAGGCCGTAGAAGACCAAGCACGTTACATTGCTGTTACTGAAATCTCGAAAGGGATGACATTGAAGCAGCAGGACGAGTTTGCTGAACTGGCCGAAAGTGTTGATTATGATGAATATGATGATTTCGTGAAGAAGTTGGAAGTGATTAAGGAAGCCAACTTTAAGACAGCCGTGTCTGAGTCAAGAGATAATCTGGACGACGATCCTGTAGAGGTAGATCCTGAAACACCAGAACCTACTGGTACGGGACCGATGGCTGCGTATGCTCAAGCCATCTCTAGAACATTAAAGAAATAGAGATATATTCAAAGGAGTTAGCAACATGCTTACAGAAGAACTAAAAGCAAAGTGGCAGCCTATCCTTGAGCATCCTGATCTCGAAGAAATTAAGGATGTTCACAAACGCAATGTAACGGCTGTTGTTTTGGAAAACACAGAGAATGCTCTGAGAGAGTCCGCGGGCTTTAATCCTCAGTCATTGCTCGAAGCGGCGCCAACCAACGCCATGGGTGCTTCGTCATCCACAGCTGGTGACGGTGCTGTTGACATTTACGACCCAGTGCTTATCAGCCTGGTTCGTCGTGCAATGCCTAACCTCGTTGCTTATGATATTTGCGGTGTCCAGCCAATGACTGGTCCTACCGGACTTATCTTTGCCATGAGATCTAGGGTTACGTCTCAGTCTGGAACAGAGACATTCTATAACGAAGTTAATACCGGTCATTCCTTGGACAAAGATAGCTCGACCAACGCAACAGTTGGCGCTGCTACTCAGAACCTTGGTACGTTCGTTGGTAACGGTTACTTGAACAGCTCGGCTTCTAACGTCGAACTGTACAACTTTGCCGCTGGCATGACGACAGCTCAGGCTGAACGTCTTGGTGACGGTTCCGGTAATGCGTTCCCAGAAATGGCATTCAGCATTGAGAAGATTGCTGTGACTGCAAAGTCAAGAGCGCTCAAAGCTGAGTACACAATGGAATTGGCACAGGACCTGAAAGCCATTCACGGTCTTGACGCTGAGTCCGAGCTGGCCAACATTCTCTCCACAGAGATCCTTGCTGAGATCAACCGTGAGATTGTCCGGACAGTTAACGTAGTAGCTAAGGTCGGTGCCCAAGATGACACGACCACAGCCGGTAAGTTCGACCTTGACACCGACTCAAACGGTCGTTGGATGGTTGAAAAATTCAAGGGGCTTATGTTCCAGATCGAGCGTGAGGCAAACAGTATTGCCAAAGGCACTCGTCGGGGCAAAGGTAACATGATCATCTGCTCTTCGGATGTTGCTTCGGCACTTCAGATGGCGGGTGTTCTTGATTACGCTCCAGCACTTAACTCTAACAACCTGAGCGTAGATGACACAGGCAACACATTTGCTGGTGTTCTCAACGGCAGAATTAGAGTTTACATTGATCCTTATACGACAGGTAACTACATGACCGTCGGTTATAAGGGCTCCAGCGCTTTTGATGCTGGTCTGTTCTACTGCCCATACGTACCACTACAGATGGTCCGTGCGGTTGGTGAAGACACCTTCCAGCCAAAAATTGGATTCAAGACTCGTTATGGAGTCATCGAGAATCCATTTGCCAGAGGTACAACTGCTCTTGCAGCTACTGGCGCGCTTGGTGCTGATTCTAACGAGTACTATCGTAAGATCGTCGTCGATAACATCATGTAATAAGAAGAAGAAAGTAGCGGTAATCTACTTGGGGGTGGTCTTCGGACCACCCCTTTCTTTTTGTATAAATACCTATATGATAGTAAAAGAATTGGTAACAGTGCATGTTTATTATTGGATGCCAGATTACAATAACGTGCTTAATCAATTCATCTGGCAAACAAAGGACATTGTTCCTGAGATACCTCGGGTACATAAGTTCCTTAATTTTTGGCATGAGGAAATTGATGCAGTAATAAATGAAGTGCAAGTCTCTTTTGCAAAGAAGTCAGATTATAGGACAGTAGATATATGGCAGTCTCTTCAGAAAATGTAGGAGCATTAGCAAACCAACCAGATAATACAAATTATCTTTCACCGCTTGGTTTCAACTTCTCAATTCAAAAAATACCACATGCAAACTACTTCTTGCAGTCTGCTAACATACCCTCAGTTCAATTAGGTGATTTGGAAACACCATCTCCATTTGTATCGATACCACAGATTGGTGATCATCTAAGATATGGAGATCTGTTTATCACATTCAAGGTTGATGAAGATATGAAGAACTACCTTGAGTTATACAATTGGATGATCCAGTTAGGTTTTCCAGAGTCGTTTCAACAATCCAAAGAAATATACAAAGCTGAGGATGCCAAACTATCCCTCGATCAAAATGCAGCATTCAGTGATGCTACATTAACGATTACCAACTCTGCAATGCAACCTAATATGTCAATCCTTTATGAAGACGCTTATCCAGTAAGCCTTTCTGACATTACATTCACTACACAAGAAACGAGTGTCAACTACATTGAGTGTCAGGTTTCGTTCCGATATAGACAATTCAAAATATTTGATCTCGGCTCCGGTGGACGGGACGAAGTATCTACATCAGCATTCATCACCAAATAATGAGTTGACCTCTCCCGCAGACCGCAGTATAATGCGGGTTGTGGTTAGGAGAACACTATGGCTAAACTTGACTTTTATTGGGATGAATGGGATGCCGACAGCAAGATCGATAGGACCGAGCTAGGTGAAGAGTCTATCAAAATCCCTCAGCTACACCACAAGTACTATAAGTTTTTCAGTCACGAGAGGCTATCATATACAAAAGCAAAGAAGGACCTTCAGTTGCTAAAAAAGAATAAAGCTATTTGGTATATGGGTATTATGTCTGAAGAGGATCTTGATAGTCTTGGATGGGATCAGAATCCATTAAAGATACTCAAGCAAGATGTACCAATGCATGTAGAAGCAGATAAAGATGTAGCTGCAATGGATCTTAAAGTAGAGTATCTAAAGGAGAAGGTTGAGTTTCTTGAAAGTGTAATCAAGACATTAAGTATACGAAGTTATCAAATCAATAATGCTATTACCTGGGAAAAGTTTAAGGTCGGTATATGATCAGTCTGAAGTATGCAAACGATTTACATTTAAAGGTTGAGTGTGAACCATCTGAAGCTCAAGAGCTGTCAGATTATTTTACGTTTGATGTACCAGGTGCTAAGTTTATGCCGGCAGTCAGAAACAGACATTGGGATGGAAAGATTCGTCTGTTTAACCAAGTGACGAGGAGCATTTATGTTGGTTTAACAGACTATATTTGTGACTTTTGTCGAGTTAGAGACATTCCGATAGAAGTCGATAAAAAACTAACGACCAAAGCTATCTTTGAAGATAGTGAAGTAGATGATCTGGCAAAGAGTGTGCAATTAACACTCGAGCCAAGGGACTACCAGAAGAGTGCCATAGCACATGCAGTACGTAACCGCAGGTGTCTTCTTCTGTCTCCTACAGCTTCTGGTAAGTCCCTGATCATCTATATGCTTTGCCGCCACTATGCTACAATGAAAAAGCTAATAGTTGTTCCAACAACTGCACTTGTTCATCAAATGGCAAGTGACTTTCAAGAGTATGGATACGACAAAGAAGTACAGAAAATAACAGCTGGAGCAGATAAGGAGATTGTGCATGAGATTACTGTCACTACTTGGCAAAGTATTTACAAGCTGCCAAAGAAGTGGTTCAAGCAATTTAACGTGGTTATTGGAGATGAGGCCCACCTTTTCAAGGCAAAATCACTCACCAATATTATGTCAAAACTTGATAACACACCATACAGATTTGGGTTTACTGGTACACTCGATGGATCTCAGACGCATAGATTAGTTCTTGAAGGACTGTTTGGCCCCGTTGAAAAAGTAACTTCCACTGCAGAACTAATAGAAAAGAAGAATTTAGCAGATTTGAAGATAAATATATGTGTACTAAAGCATCATGAACAAAATAGAAAGAGGCAAGCAAGAGCTAAGTACAGAGACGAGATAAACTATCTCGTAGATAGTGGTGCTAGAAATGAGTTTATAATTAAGTTATGCAAGGTTTTGGAAGGAAATTCGTTACTATTATTTAATTTTGTTCGACATGGCCAGGAATTGTTTGATATGGCCCAGTCACTAGAAAAGAACAGCCACTTTGTTTACGGTGGTGTAAAAGGTGAAGAACGAAATGAAATAAGAGAAATTGTTGAGAATGATACAAATGCATTAATTGTTGCCTCATATGGAACATTTAGTACAGGCATTAATATTAAGAACTTGCATAACATAATTTTTGGTGCTCCTTCCAAATCTAAGATACGCGTTCTACAATCTATTGGTAGATCGTTAAGAACGCACGAGAGTAAAGACAAGAGTAAATTGTATGATATTGTTGATGATCTACAAAATGGAAAGTGGATTAACTATACACTTCGACATTATGGTGAACGAGTAAAGCTGTATAATGAAGAACAATTTGAGTATAGTATTCACAGTTATAACCTAAAGGAGTAGAAAATGTCCGACGAAGAATATGTTGTAATAAAACTATTCAACGGTGAAGAGGTCATGGGTATAATTGAGAGAATAGATGACGAATTTGTGACTATAAGACGACCTGTGCAACTGCACCGTTCTATAAGTCCGACTGGCCATACTTGGATTGTATGTTCAGATTACCTGTTGTTTAGTTATGGAGATGTTCAAGACTTTAAACAGTCTGACCTAGTATTTTATCGTACTGATGTTACCAAGCCGGTAATAGAAAACTACGAGATGTATATAAAAAATGTGGAAACAGTACACGAGGTTCAAAGTGATGAAGAAAAAAAGATTAAAGAATATAAGGAGCATATCCGAGAGCTTGCTCTCGGAGCTGGTAAGACGGTGCACTGATGCCTAGAAAGGGGGGCAGGCACTACGTAGATAACAAGCAATTGTATCTCGT